ATGTTGATAAACAATATCTTTTGCAAGTTTATCAAATAATATTTTTTCAGAAAAATTTAAAGCATCCGCATATGGTTTAGATGTGTATTTACCATTTAATGGATTTGTATAATAATCTTCTCCTATTGGAGATTTAATATTTAATCCTCCCTTTGTAGTTATAATATCTTGTCCACCAATAATATTTCTTAATCCTGTTCTTGCTGCAGTAGGTGTTGGATAAAATATACCTGGTCTTCCTTCCTTAATTAATTTATCATTAATATTTAACATATTATTATAAAATTCATCTTTTGAAGTAAGTGTTGCAAGATCAGTCATAGTATTAATAATTGTATTTCTTAAATCTCTTTTTTGACCAAATAATCTTTGAAATGCTCTTATATCTTTTTCTGTTTTAAAAAACTCACCTGGTCTAAATTTTCCACCTTCAAAACTTTTAGCCATATTAATATATTGGACTCCATCTTCAGCCATTGCACTTTGATTATATAATGGAAATTCCGGCGATCCCGTTAATGGATCTTTTTTTGCATTTTTTATTATAGTTTGTAATTGATCATCTAATTCTTGTTCTGTTAATTTAACACCATTTCTGGCAGCATAACGACCAAGCACTGTTTTTGCTTCGTCTACATGAGATTGAATGGGTTCATACTTTGTCCATGGAAATAATTTAAAATAATCTTCAAATATTCTATATTCAGATGTCCATAAATTTTGCATTCTTTCAGACATAATTTTAGCAAAATCATTTGCTGCTACATTTATATTACCACCTGCAAAAAATGAATTTTTAAAATTATTAAATATATTTCTAGTATTTGCTAATTCAGTTACCAATCTTTCAATTTGTGGTAATGTTAATCCAAGTTCATCTCTTGCAAATTTTCTAAATTCAGCTAATTTTTTTGTATCAAACCCTTTAAATAAAAATTTATTTCCTTTAACAATATCATCTCCAGTAACTAATAATTCATCTAAACGACCAATTAATCTTTTTAATTCTGGTGTTCCTTTATTAATATTAGCTTCTTTTGAAATTTTAAATAATGCTGCATCAATATCTTTAATTGCATCAATAGCACTTACTTGTCCTGAAGCTATTTTATTTTTAACTCTTTGAATACCTTCAAACATTTCTTCACTTTTTAATCCTCTCGATCTCATAGGAGCAACTAAATATCTTTCAATCCATTGATCCAGGGCCTCGTTGCTAGCTGCTACATCTTTTGTTTGATTCTTTATTATATTCCCAACTTTTCCTGCAGCATAAATAATAGGAGCAGAAATTATTCCAGATTCAACACCTAACTTAACCCTGTTATATAATCTTCTAGCAGCTTCATCTCTAGGATCACTTTTCTTTTCTCTGTCTAACCCAAGTCTTCCTAAACTACCTTCAAATCTTGTTCCTTTAAACCATTCAGACAAAGTTCCAAATTCTTCTGGATCTGCAACAACAGCCATTCCAAGTCCGCCACCAATTAAAAAAGATGCAAACTTTTGTTTACCACTTAATCCATTTAACTTTTTAACTTCTTTTAAGGCTTCTTGTACATTTTTACTATTACTTGCAACTTTTCCAATTTTAGCAGCTTCAAAATACCTATTTGCAGTTTTAAATCCCCAATCAGTTAATGCTTGAGTTGGTTTTGCTAATCCAAGTATTTGTCCAATAGCAGAAGTTAATTTTCCTGCAGCATCGGAAAATGCAATTTTTTCTGCTTCAGTTCCAATTTTTCCAAGTACACTATCTGTAAAATATTTTTCAACTTTAGCAACAGCACTTTGATCTGGTTCAACACCAGCTCCTCTTGCAAAATCAATTAATTCAGCTGCAACATTAATAGGACCTTTTATTAATTTAATATTAAAATCTGCTATTCCAGCAACCATTGCTTCAGTTGTTGAAAAATTATCAACTGGTTCTACTTCTTTATCTGTTGCTTTTCTGTAAAGTCTTTCAGCTACTCTTTGCGCTGGTATACCCCAATCACCTTGTAGTTCTGCGTCTGGTCCAAATAAAATTGTTTCTAATTTAGATTTATCTTTATATCTAGGAGCTTTTGCAAGTCTTTCTACAATTGTTGGTTCTTTTACTATTAGTTTAGGTGCTTTATAAGATAATCCTTCAGGAATAGGTTCTACAGGAAACTCACTATATTCAGGAAATAAATTTGATTTATCTTTTTCAGTTACATCTAAAGGTTTATTTACTCTATTAAATATTTGATTATCTTCTGCATCTTTTAGCTCTTGTGCGCTATCGAAGTTCTCATCTGACATATGAGTTCCTTTCTAAAGTTTTTTAACAGGCCTAAATATATTTTTTCCCAAATATTCGTATGACATTCTATTTGTTGGACTTATATAAATATTACCTATTGTATATCTTTTTAATATAGATTCAGTTGCTCCAGGTATTTCTGCATCTGTTGAATTAGCTTTTGGTTGTAATTTAATATTTTCTAACCAAGGATTATCTGCATCTACTTTTTCCTTGTCTTTACCTAGTTTTTGAATGTCTCTTACCATTATCTGAGCTTTATTTTGATCTTTAATCTCACTGCCTTGTGTTAATGACCCTTTTCTATAATCTTTGTATTGTTCATTTATTCTATCCTCAACACTTAATTCTTTTTTCTCTAATCTAGCTTTTATTAAAGCAGATAAAGCATCTCCTTTTGTTTTATATATTCCTTCTTTTACAAGTAAATTTGCTTCTTTTTCTAATGCAACTGGAGATTCACTTTTAGAAAGTGATCCCATTAATTTTAATTTCAACATTCTATCTGTATCCATATCAGCATATAATTGTTCTGTTGGTTTTTTAGCAGCATCAGCAGCAGTTGTTAATGCACCAAATTTTCCACCTCTTGGTCTAGCTGACATATAATTAAAACCAAAGTTAATTAAAAATTTACCAAGTGGATCAGGTCTATTACCTAAATATTCTTTAAGTAATACATCTCCATATGAACCTTCTTCTATATCTTGTCCAAGAGCTTGATATGTTTTATTTTTTTGTTTTATATCTCCTACTTCAGATTTAACAAATTTTGGACTTATATATAAACTTTCATTGTTTGCTCCCATAGCAGTAGTCTCATTGTCTTCTTGATTATATGGATAACCTGATAAATCAAAACCTTGTACACCACCTGCATCTGATTGAGAATAGCCTTTTCTAGGTACCGACATAATACCTTCTCTGCTTGTAGATCCTCCTCTAAACATTGGTCTTCTTAATATTCTAGACATTTAATTTATTTTTTTGAATTCAACATCCACTTTTGAATAATCAACTTTATAGAATCCATCTTCCCCTAGAATTGAAGCATAAGGAACTTCTTGGGCCATAACACCTTGATAATAATTATTTCCATTTAAATATTTAAATTTATAAATATTTAAACCAGAAGGTGACTTACCAATTAAACTAATATTTTCTTTTGCTCTTCTATCTGAAAGATTAAGATTAAAAGGAGTTGGATTAAATGATTTATATAATCCACCTAATGTAGCAAGAGCCCCTAATCCAGTTTGTAAACCAGTAGGTGATGGAGCTATTGTTTGTTGAGTTTGTTGAGGATATCCAGAAATAAGCCCCATAACTCCTGATCCAAATTGTTGAGCAGTTTGTAAAGGTTGATATATTTTTTGATACTCCAATTGTTTTTGAGCTTCTAATTCAGCTTGTCTTTGAGCTTGATCTTGTTGACCTAATGCACTAAGTCCGGCAATTTGTTGACTTAATAATCCTTGAGATTGTCCGGCTAATCCCATTTGTTGATTGTAATAATTATTTGCTAATTGATTTGCTGTGGAGAATCCTTGTTGTAATAAATTTGCATTTATTCCAGCTCTATTCATATCTGATAATGCTCCATAATTTGCTCTTTCAACACCCTCTCTTCCACCACCAAATGCACCAGCAGCTATTGCTTGAGCAGAATTTCCTTGAATACCTTTTTGTGCTTGAAGATCATAGTTTTGCAAAGTTGTATTAATAACATCTTGTTGGTAAGGAGACATGTATTGTTTGTACGCATCTGGTCCTGTTGCTCCTCTTGCTGCATCTAAATATTGTTGATATCCACCTAGTCCACCAGCTAAACTTTCAGCTTGAGTTTGAAAACCACTTTTTCCAGCAACATATTGTGGTCCATAAAGTTTATTTACATCTAATCCTTTTAAACCACCAATTGCTGAGGTTAATTCTTCACCATAAAGTTTACCTAATGCTTCTATAAATTCTGCAGGTAGTGTACGTTGTGTAGTTACTTCAGCCATTAATTTCTAGCTCCTTCAAGTTGTTTCATAAGTGCATACATTTTAGCTGCCCCTCGTTTCGCGTCTCCACCACCAGCAGCTTTAACAGCTCTTGATGTAAAAACAAATTCATCTTTTGCAAGCATTGCAGGAACATCGTCGTGACGTTCTTTTTTACCATATGGAATATATCCACCAGTTTTTCTTGCATCTAATTCTATTACACCACCTTCAATTTGTCTAGCAGGAGGCACCATTGACCCACCTTTTTTGTATCCCATTATTCCACCATTAGCTGCTGTTTCAAAAGGATTTTTAGCTCCATATGATGTATAAAAATTTGGATTAGTCACATTTAAATTTCTTCCATAATAATTTAATAATTTATTAACTTCTTCTTGTCTTTTTCTTTCATCTTCATCTGTTGTATCTTCTGGTTTAGATCCACCTAAAAGAAAACCTGCCCCTACCCCTGTTGCTACAGCAGTTTTAGGATATTCTGTTATAAGATTAACAGTATCTGTTCCAAAATTTTCCAAACTTTTCATAGGATTTGAAAATACTTGTCCTGTTTTATCTTGAAGTGTTTGAAAAATACCAGGTTTATTTTCTATGCCAGGATTATAAATTTGAGAACCTCTTCCAGCCGCTGGATCAAGAGAAGCTCTATCTAATGAAAAAGTATCTCCTCTCATAGATGAAATATCTGATTCAAGTCCTGTATATTTAGGTGCCATGTTTGAAAATTGACCTGGTCCTGCAAATTGACTTTCCATAGGTGAAAACATTTTAGGATCGGTTATAGTTGGATTCCCTATTCCAGCTTTTTCAAGAAGATCTCCAGCTACAGTTTTTGATCCTGTTTGTGCAGCTGCTTGACCCGTGTTTGGATCTATTGTCCCTGCTGATGCTGGACCACTAAGATATCCTCCAGCCCCAGCCACTAAAGCTTCTAATGGATTTATTCCTCGACCAGATATTGCTTGTACTCCTAAATTAACTGCGGCAGCTTGTAATGCTGCTCCGAAAGCAGTTCCTGCTCCTGGTAAAAGCATGTTAACACCAATTGTAAGAGCCATTCTTCCAAGAGGAGATTTAGCAACTGATTTTATTGCGTTACCTATTTTACCTGCTACATTTCCAATTGCTCTTCCAATACCACCAAAAAGATATCCTTGTCTTTGAGCATATCCGGCAATACCCCCTGATGCCATCTCTTGACTTTGTTCTTGTTGATCTAATTGATTTGCAAATGCTTCAACGGCTGGTTCACCCCCTTGAGCAAATATTTGTAAAATTTGTGCTGCTAATTGTATGGCTTGTTCTTTAGGAACTCCATTTTCAATTAATATTTTAATAATAGTTTCTAATGCTTGTTGTTCATTCATTTGAGGCATGCCCATTCCACTATCCATTTGAGGAATTCCAGCTTCTCCACCCATTTGATATCCTAGTCGCGCGATGCCACCTCTATTCATTGATAAAGGGATTCCACCTCCTTGCCCAAGTTGTGGTTGTCCATAATTTAATAATGGATTAGATGTAATATTTTGTGCGGATGAATAATTTGGAGCAGCAAATTGTTGATTCTGTCCTTGATTATTTACTTGTAATGATTGACCATAGTCCATAGGCATTGATTGAATACCCATTGGACTTCCTCCCATTTGATAACCAATTCTTCCACCATTAGACGCCATTTGCATCATAGTTTGTGGTTGTGTTTGTTGGTTATAACTTTCAAGTCCTTTACTGATTAATGAATCAGCTTCATCAGAACTTAATCCTTGTTGGTTAATAAAAAAATTTCTTGCCGCAGATATAGAATCCATATTTTTAATTAATTAGTTATTAGGGCAGGAACATAGTCCTGAAAACGTATACTTTACTTGTTTTTAGAGTAATCGTCAACGGTTTTAACAAATTCTAAATTGTCTTTTAATCTACCGTTATATTGGTATTCACCAACATGAGTTATATAATCATCTATATAACAATAACATTTTCCACCTATTTTAGTCCATTTTTTACAAAATCCAAAGTCTTCTCCATAGTATTTTTTAGTTTCAACTTCATGAACTGTATCAAAAAAATTATACATGTATGGATTAGATTTAGCTTCTCCATTAACAATTGTAGCTTGATCTATTTGATCTTCTGGGTAAGCCTTAATCATCTTATCAAATACTTGTCTTTTAATTAACATACATCCAGTAGGAGCATGTGATACTTCAATTAATCCATCTACAACACTTATTTCTTTTTTAACATTATCTACCATACCATCCATTTTTATTGGATATATAAATCCTGCTCTCATTAATTCATCTTTAGTTTTAATCTTACCAAGTTGTAGTCTTTCCCATATTTGTTCCCAATGAATATGTTTCATTGGATAAGGAGTAGCTATAACTTCTTTATCAAACTTTAACATTTTTATTATTGTTTCAAATTTAAAATCAATATCAGAATCTATAAATAACATATGTGTATAATTCTCTGGATCACTTAAAAAGTTAGCAACACATAAATTTCTACCTTGAGTAACCAATGATGATTTAAGAAGTGAAAAAGAAACCATAATATTATTCATCATACAACATTGTTGAAATTTTAATAATGCTTGTGTGTAATGAATTGAACATTCACTATGCACAGGTGTTGCTACATATATTTTAACTTGCGGCTCTACACTTTTTATTCCTGTTTGATTATTTTCTTTTTTAAACCATATAGGTTTACTTGCGTCCTGCATTTATTACTCCTTGTAAAAATCTATTCCAAACACCTTTTCTCAGGTCCCAAGAATAAAATTTGTTAGTATAATCTATTTGAAATTTTAAATGATCCTTGACGCTCTCCTCGTGCAACTGGGCCGCAGCTGCATCAATAACTGAAGCAAATGTTGTTGCAAGTTTTACAAATTCTTTTTCATAAGGAACATAAACTGCAAACTCTGCACATGTTTCAAATAAAGCACCGTAGTTAGTTGTAATACAATATAATCCTGCAGCCATTGCTTCAATTGCAGCAATACAAGATGTCTCTTCCCAAATATTTGGATAAGAAAATATATGATAATTTTTAAGATTATCTTTTATAAATTCATTTGGTTTATAACCAACATAACTTACATTAGGTAAAGATTCAGATTGTTCATATAAACTTTTAAATCGATCATCATTTTTTGATTTAAAATGATCCCCATATACTTGAGTTGAAGAATATACATCTAAATGAATTAATGGATTTTTAACAAGTTGCATTGCAGCAAGAAGTACATTTAATCCTCTCCATGGAGTTGACGTATAAATTAATTTAATTGGATCACCTTTATTATAATTTAAATTTCTTGGTTCAATTTTATCTATTGAATTTTTAATAACTAATGATCTATCTGTTGGTATATCAAACATCATTCTATATTTTTCATAACACCAATGTGAGTTAAATACATACCAATCATATTTTTTATGATTATCTTTATTTTGAAACCAAGGAGCTAAATTAGGTTGATCGTATGAATTTTGTTCCCAAAGTATATTTGGTTTTGTGGGATGTAATGGTATTTTTTCTGGTACAGACGTAGTTATTTGTACTTTATCTAATAAAGTTTTATCCGCGTATCTTTCAAGTAATTCTACTTGTAATTCTGTGCCACCTCTTGGATTCATTTTTGGTTCATTACTTTCTGTAATAATTCTAATCCTTCGTTTGTAACAACAATAGATACATCTTTTTGTAAATCTTCTATTGTGTTTTCTTGTAAAAATTCTTCTATTGTTTTATATGTCTTTCCAGTTTTTTTACTTTTTATTATTTCTACTGTCTGACATTCTATCTTTGGTAAATTATCCATTTTCTCCTTCTCTTGTTAATAATGCATATGAAATTTGTCCAGATATGTTACTTGCTGTAGCTGCTTGAAAAGTTAAAGAATCACCCTCTTCTAATATAAGTGCATTAACTACTGCATTATCATTAGAATTAGCAGCAACTTTAGTATGATAAAATTTATAACTTAACGAAGCTGAAAAATCATTAAAAAAATAATTTACTTCAACAGCATTATTGTGATCATTTGCAACTGATATTTCTTTTATAATAGCAACCGTTGAAGAACTAATACTTAATACTGTAGTTAAATTAGTTGTAGTTAAATCATAACCTTGATTTTTATAAGATATAGCCATTATCTTTTTCTTCCACTAAATAAAAACCAAGTAAATGCTTGTAATTCATCTTTTAAATCTTTTTGAAAATTAAAATTTAATTGATCTTTAACTGTAGTTAAAGATTCTATAATTTGTCTTTGGTTATTAATATTATATTCAGGTGTTGGTTCTGGTATATATGCTGTTATTTTTGCCATTATCTGCTTCCTCCTGCTTCAATATCTAATCTTAAAGTTCCATATCTCCAAGTTTGATCTGTATCTTTATTTTCAATTCTTAAACTAACTTGTCTTCCTCTAACTCGTGTATCTACTTTATCAGTTGAAGATGTAATTGTAAAGGGACCGGTTATAGAAGGTAAATTTTCAGAAGGTGTGGATTCTGAATTAGCTGGATAATCTCTAAAATATAAAGTTATTGTTGCATTACCTTCTAAGCTTTTAAAGTCAGGTACAAATCTTCTAACACGCATAATTAATTGTCCATCTCCACCCAATCCTTGTTCTGAAATATCATAGTCTCCTGATTTAACGAATGCTTTTATTGCAACATTATCTCCACTATATGGGACTTCATTAACACCTATTTCATGTTTCCAATATTTAGATGATCCATAAGCTGATGTTACACCATTAATGGTTGGAAAAGATGGTGTCCCTGTTCTATTGTATTCTGTTGCATAAGGTAAATTAAATGTACCAGAGTCTTGATATGTTGTTCTAGCTAATGTTCCAATTGCCCAGGTATTTTCAGTAAAATTATATACAACATTTCTATCTATTTGAGCCGATGTTGATTGTGGATAATAAAATCCAACTTCATTAAATAGTGAATTATGATAAGCATAAATTAACTCACCTGCACTATAATTAAGTCCTAAATTATCACCTGTTGTCGTAAATATAAAATCTTCAACTAAAGAAGGTATTTGTTTGACTGTACCATCAAACACAAAAAAACCTCCACCGTATCCTATCCAAAATACAGCCCCTTGTGCATAAATTATTGCATGTTGTCCAATACATCCGCAATTAGTACCCACTTGCCTAACAGAAAATACATATGGAGGACCAATAAATTGAATAACATATGCTGCTTCATCAGTAAGAACTAATACATAATCTTTACCTTGAACAGCTCCAACAATAGAAGACCCTGTATCTAATCTAAATGATCCTGAAGTATTAGTTACTCTTGGACTCCAAGTATTAAGATCTTCTTGATTTGACCATCTTATAAACATTGGATCTTGAGTAAATGGGTCTCCAATAGTTGTTTCAGTTCCAAAACAGAATAAATGTCTATCTCTATCTGATACAAGTGACATAACAGAAGCAGTTGGAGCATTTGTAACTTGAGTTGCTCTTACCGCTAAAGAAGAAGGAACAGAAGGATCCCAATTAAATGTTTTTCCATTCTTGATTGTAGCAATTAAAATTTGTCCATAATTATCAAGTGACCAGGAACCGGGTGCAATTGTTGCACCTGTAACACTAGATTCTTCTCCCCAATCTTCCCAATCTGTAGCATCTGTGACTATTGCATTATCTAAATGTGAGGCTGCAGTTGTTCCATTTGCTCCTCTAGTACATCCTAAAAATTGAGTTGCAGTTTTACTTGTATAAGTAATTAATTCTGTATCAATATCTATTCTTCCTAATGATGGAAAAGATGAAGTTGAGTCTACTGTAATTGTTGTAACAGAGTTATTAATTGCACCATTTAATTGATTTGATATAATTGGTGATGTCACGCCTCCCCATAATCCTACTCCATATCCAAACGCTTCAGATTGTCCAACCGGTCCAATAGTTTCATATTGTTGAAATGATAAATCACCACCCGTTGTAACACCTGTACCTGTTTCATTTGTAGTCATTTTTACTGTAAATGTACTACCTGTAGGTGTTGACTGTACTTCAAATGCATTAGTTGTAAAACTTGCAGAAGTATAACTTGTTGTAGGTAATCCTGGAGTTGTTGCTGCTGAAAATATTATATAATCTCCTTGAAGTAATCCGTGAGAAGTTTTTGTAATAGTAACAATATTAGACCCTGTAGTTGATGTATAAGTACATCCTGTTACAGCAGTTTTAACTGGCGTAATGTCATAAAAATTTCCTTCATAATAAATTACTAATATTTTAGAAGTACCTAAAGCTGAATATTTTTTTCCATTTATTGCAGTCCAAGTTAATTGTTCTCTAACAGGACCTGCTAATGTCGTTGATACTAATTGCTCCCAACCACCTATTTTTTGTGGCTCTCCATAACGAAATCTAATATTATCACAATCAATCCATTGTCCCTCGGCTCCTGTTGCTGTCTGCTGTTTATTGATTCCAGGTTTAAATTGTATTTTTTGTAATGGCATAATATTATCTAGCTGTAACTGGTACTCCACTTGTTGTTACAAATGGATTTTCAGCAAATGCCATATATAAAACAGAACCACCATTTGTAGTAGTACTATTAACTCTAATTTTAAAACCATTAGATAATATATCAATATCAAAACCAGTAGCTTCTATAGCTGGACTATCAGGAACTAAATATTTTTGTGTTTCATTAAATGTACTAGATTTATTATCAAATAAAATCCAACTTGCTGCGTTGTCATATCTTTTAAGTAATACCCAAGCTGGTCTAAACCCTGTATATACAAAAGGTCCATTACTACTAGAATTTCCTGTATAACCACCAATTTTACTAAATCCTTTTATACTAGCAAAACAGTAAGCTAACATAGGAACTCCACTATTATTTGTAGTTGTACTTGAACCAAGTGAAAAAACAGTAGATGTTGGACTGGTATTATTCCAATAAGTAGCATTTACAAGATATTGATCATTATCATTTAATGCTACATAACCAGCATTACCAGTAACTTTAGAATAAGTCGCCCAATATGTTGGATTTAAATTTCTATTTTTTACAATCACTAATTCAGGAGTAGTTCCTAATCCATGAGCAACTGTAGCATTAGCACCGGTTCCATTAAAAGTTACAATACTAAATCCTGACACCGTATTAGCACTTAATCTAGTTGCAGCAATTGACCCTGATAAAGCTGTAGATAAATTTGAACCATCAATTTTTACACTTCCAGCAGTTGGAATGTTTCCTGCACCTGCCGTATTATTAACAGTAGGAGCATCACCCGCTAACCAATTAAAAGAATTATATGTTGCGCTAGCTGTATTAATAGCAGCTAATGATCCAATGGTAGATCCGTCAGTATTAAAAGCAGTCAGTCCTTGAGCTTGGGTCGTTTCTGCAGTAAAATCATCAATAACTAATTGAAGTTGAACTCCTCTAACACTATCGTATGCAGTATGCACTGTTGCAGCCGATCTTGATTTCATCCAAACAAAATCAGGTTTAAATCCAATTCCTGTATTAGAAAGTGAAGCACCCGTACCGGTATATAATTTTCCGTTATAATATAAACTTCCTTTATTTATTGTTGTATAAGCCATAATTTTAACCGTAAATATTTAAATTATTAGTACATAATGAATAGTATCTAGTAGGTACTGGATAACTAAAATTACCACATCCTTCTCTATCTTTAAATCCATTACTTGAATACATTGGAGAACCAAAATTTGATTGAATTGTTGATGAAATAGTTGCGCTTATATCTCCTGTTGTAATAAAATAAAATCCAGATGGAGGAGATGAAGAAATACTAAATGCTGCGCCTGTTCCTAAACTACCTGATGTTGGGTCTCCTGAATTTTGCCAAACACCATTTTTTCCAAAATAAACATAATTATTATCAAGATCCATAGCAATCATTAAAATATCATTTGTAGTATATGAATTTCCATAAGATGTACTAGTTGCATTATTATATTTATTTCCAGTTGCAACATAACCATAACTCCAAGAAGCATTCCCTGAATAATAATTTAATCTAGCGCTTTCAGTTGGATTTCCATCTATTCCAATTGAAGCAATAGGTCCTGTTGTTGCTGATAATTTTCCTTCCCAATACCATTTACCTTTTGAAACTCCAATTGTTGAAGCACCACCAAAAAAACCAGTAGTAGATGTTTGAGCAGATAAAGCACCTTCAGTAAATGTTGGAGCATTAGTTGTTGGTACTTGTAAAATATTCATTGTAGAAAAATTATTAGTAGGATCATCTGTGCTTTGATCTACTGAAGTTAAATTGCTTACTGTGAAGTTATTTCCATTACCTGAAGAATCTGTTCCCAATGAATTTAAATCTGTAAATTTTAAATAGTAGCCATTAGTTCCATAAGTCCCTGTATATGTTTTTGGTTTCCAAATTCCAGATGTTGCATCTGTTTCTCCAAATGATGATGGGGTTAATGCTTGGCCATCAACAAAATATATTTGTGACATATAACCATTAAAATAAGTAGTTGTACCCAAACCAATTAAATTTGAATATAATGTGCTATTAAAATAAGTATCATAATTAAGAGTAAAATCAGTACTAGTTGAGAATGAAGTTACTTCACTACCATTGATATATATTTTTGTTCTATTTGCAGCAGTTGCCTGGGTAGTATCTACTGCAAGAACAATATGATACCAAGCAGATGGATCACGAAATAATTGAGTAGTTCCTCTTATTGAGGTTGAAACACCCGCAACTACATTTTGAAGAAATAATTGATCAGTTGGATCAAAATTTAAAAGAAGTCTATTATTAGCAGTTCCATCACCCGCTCCTACTATAGGAATTACAGTTCCTGTTTCTGTTATTTTACTTCTTTTCAACCATAAACTAGCAGTAAATATTTTTCTATTACCATTACTTGTAGGGGTTCTACTTAAAGAATCAGAACTACTACTATTAAATCTTAAAGAATAAATACTTGAAAAAACTTTTGTAATAAAAGAAGTAAGTCCAAATCCTTTTGCTGAAGCCGCTCCAATTGTAGATAATAAAGGCATTCTTTCTTCTCCTTATTTAAATTGTGTCTGACTTGCTAATACTGTGTATGTTGAGGCTGCTGTTTTAAGAGCTGTATAGGTATAGACATCATTAGATGAAGAATTTCCAGTTATTGGAGCTGTTCCTTGCCAAACGACTGTAACATTTGTTGATACACCGTCTACTAATACAGACGTGTTATAATAAGTTGTATTTGCTTGTTTTGTAATTAATGCAACTGTTGCTGATTCACCAGTCGCTAGAACCGAGTTTAATGCATTAGAAGTGTTTCCTCTTAAATTAACAGTAAAGTTAGATCCTAAATTAACGTTTTGATAATAAACAGCTTGTGTAAGTACATCATATGTAAATGATGTTACAAAAGTTGTAGAAATATTTGCATTTTCAAATACACCAAATATTTTTGATTCTCCATTTAATGTAATTTTGCCTGTTCCTTTTGGAGTTAATGTTATTCCAATATTTGTATCAGTACCTGTAGCAGAAAGAATTGGACTATTGCTTGTTGCAGCATTTGTTATTGTAAACTCATTTACAGCAGTAGTTGTTGTCGCAAATTTAAGTTGTTCATTAGAATTTTCATCTACGATTCCATTTGAATTATTAACAATTATATTAAAACTATTTGTATTTAATGCAGCGCCTAAAGTTATTGTTTTATTAGTTAAATTTTGAATACCTGTTTCAGAGACAATTCCAGTATCTATGACATTGGTTCCATTTGAATATAATACTTTTGTACTTTTATCTGCTGCTGCCCAAGTAGCCCCTGATCCAGAAGTTGTTTTAAAAGTAACTGCAAAAGATCCACTAGTAGCATTATTAACTATATATGTTTTTTGAATACTATTTGGAATAATTACATTAACTGAAGAAGTTAATGTTCCTGTTAAATTTAAAACTGCATTTTTACCATTTGAAAGTGAGCCATCTGTAAATGTGAGAGTTGCTCCTGTAGTAGCATTAAGAACTACACCGGTATAACCACCAATTGCTTGTTGTAAAATAACTAAATTTGTATTTGTAATATCTCCCCATAAACCAGCATTTTCACCGGTTACCATTAATTCTAGTTTGAGGTCTGAAGAATAACTTGATGTCATATTTAATTCCTATTTTATAATTTTACGCAGCTGTGTCAATCTTTGTCCAATTTGTAGAAGTTCCTGTGTTTACTTCAGTAAATGAAGTAGAAGTACCTGTATTTACTTCAGTAAAAGATACGGTAGTTCCTGTATTTACTTCAGTAAATGACGAAGAAGTTCCTGTATTTATTTCACCAAAAGATACAGAATTTCCAGTATCTATTATTGTCCAGACTTGACTATTTACACTATTTAAAACTATAGTCAATTCGTTTCCTGTTATTGGAACTCCAATACCTGAAACTACTGAATTTAAAGAAAGATTTATCTGTTCTCCAGTTAAAATAAGATTAGCATCCGCTATAGTAGTTACTGAATTTAAAGAAATATTTAATTGTAGACCTGTTAAATTAACATTAGCATTAGCTAAAGCAGTTACTGAATTTAAAGAAAGATTTAATTGTTCTCCACTTACAATTGCATCAGGAGATGCGTCTACATTTCCTTCAGCAATATTTAATTGTAGTCCTGTTAAATTAACATTTGCTGTCCCTACAATACTTACTGAATTTAAAGAAATATTTAATTGTAGACCTGTTACAGTTGCATCTGGAGATACATCCACTATTCCTTCAGCAATATTTAACTGTTGACCTGTTAAATTAACATTAGCATTAGCTAAAGCAGTTACTGAATTTAAAGATAAATTTAATTGTAATCCTGTTAAATTAACATTAGCATTAGCTAAAGCAGTTACTGAATTTAAAGATAAATTTAATTGTAATCCTGTTAAATTAACATTAGCATTAGCTAAAGCAGTTACTGAGTTTAAAGAAAAATTTAATTGTAACCCTGTTACATTTATATTAGTATTAGCTAAAGCAGTTACTGAGTTTAGAGAAATATTTAATTGTTCCCCTGTTACACTAGCATTAGCATTAATACTACCGCCTGCTTCTACAGAATTTAAAGATAAATTTAATTGTAATCCTGTTACATCAGCATTAGCATTAGCTAAAGCAGTTACTGAGTTTAAAGAAAGATTTAATTGTTGACCTGTTACATCAGCATTAGCATTAGCTAAAGCAGTTACTGAATTTAAAGATAAATTTAATTGTAATCCTGTTACATCTATATTAGCATTAGCTAAAGCATTTACAGAATTTAAAGAAAGATTTAACTGTTGACCTGTTAAACTAACAGATTGGTCTACAGTACCTAATGAACTAAAAGGACTTTGAGCAAATGTAAGAACACCAAAAAACATATTACTTAATTAGTTAATGTTTGCCTTCTAAAAATATATTAACAAAAACGGTATTATCTTCTAATGCCTCTATTTCATGCCATTCGTTTTGTTTTAAATTAAGAGGTTTAGTATTTCTATTAATTATAACTTCTTTATTTTCTTTTTTTACTACGCAAGAACCTGAATGACACATTGTTGCGTGTGCGTAGGTATGTTCGTGTTTAGGTAGTCCTTCACCTTTGTTTGCGTGATAAATATATACTTCAACACCCTCATAGTTAAAATTATACTTTGGTGATATTTGAATTGTCATTAAATTTCATCTAATCCAGTTGTTGATTGTTTAATATTTTTTTCTATTATAATTTCTTCTACTCTATCTGGATTAAGTTGCCATGTTGAATTATTATATATGTATCTTCCAGCAATCCAATCACTAGGGGCTTCTACATTTTCAAATACTTTAGCATTATTAGATTTACAATCAGACACATAAAGTTCTGGGGGATTTCCTATAATAGTAAGATCATCTTTGATTTCTACATATGTAGTATCTTCTAATAAATATACAGCTATATTATCCTTTGTAATTGTTTTCATATTATTCTCTTAATATTGAAGTTGATATTGCTGTTCCAGCATTAGTGAATGCCGCTGTAGAAGTTGTTGTAAAAGATCCACCATATGTTTTGTAATAAAAAGTATTAAAAGTAAATATAGCACTACCATGTTGATAGTTGTCCTCAACAATATTACCATATGTTGTTTTATTTCCATTACTATAAGCAGATCTAGCTATTCCCATAATTATTGGATTAACTACAGGTCCTTGAATATACAAATTAGTTGTTGGAATATCAAATATAGTTAGATTACTTGAAAATGCAGCACTTTGTCCGCAGGTAACAGCAGATTGAAAAGCTGATTGATAAAAACCAAATCTTTGATTAGAGGTAAGATAAAACATTGAACCAAATTTTGTTTGATCCGTTCCTCCCGTAGATGCAGTACCAATGTTGGTTGCAAATATAGTATCTTCTACATAAGTTGCTGCTGTAGTATTAAAATAAAAAGTTTCAGCTGTACCACCCACCCCCATTAAAATTAAAACTTTTTTTGCAGATAAATAATAAATACCAAAAAGTGAAGCACTATTTGAAGTTATAGCATAAGTAGTTGAAGCTGTTAATGTTGTTCCTGAAACAGTATAAGTATAAATAGTTCCTGAATTAGAAGCGGTATAAACCATTAAAACCTTACTTTGGTCATTATCATAACTTACAAAAGGTACAGGAGTTAACATTGATTGAACACCCGTAGTTATTGTAAGCCCAGTACTTAATGCAGTTCCAAAACTAATAACACCAGCGGCTATCGTCCCAAGTGCAATAGAAACAACACCAGCAGCATTATGAAATAAAAATACTCCTTTATTAAGAGTTGAATTGTAATGACAATCTGACCAAATAAAATTTGCAGTAGAAGCAACCGATGATATTACTACCCCAGTTGCAAGAGATACAGTTGTTGCTGTTGCATTTACAACTACAGCTGTTGGAAATTGAGTAGTTGATGAATAAATTAAAACAACATGTCTTGCAGCAGTAGAATCATAATATGCTGACATAACTCTAACCTCTTGATCTGTAGATGCTCTTGTAACAGCAGTATTTGCTGTGCAAGTTGTTCCTGAAACACTTATTGATCTTACTGCAAGAGTATTTGTCGCACTAATATAATAAATAACAAAATTACCAGAAGTTGGATCAAAGGTTACATTGGCAGCACTATCACTTCCAGGCATAGTTGTAGCAATAACTAAAGGGGTTCCCCAAGTTACAACACCAGCGCTAACTGTACCAGCAACAACGCTTACGTCATTACCAGTAGCTGTAGCATAAATTTGTAATAAAAGAGTGCCTGCTGTATTAGAAGCTATATTACTATTAATCCTGGCACTAGAAACAGCTTGAGCATTTTGCAAAGTTGCTGAAGATAAAGAAGCATAATCAGTTCCGGTAGGTGCAAATACAGTTGCATCACTGTTTAATGCTACAGCATCTCCTTTTGCTATGCTTCCTGAAACTGTAACTGGAAAAAAATTTTTTAAACCAGCTTGTGATGCAGGTAATGTACAAAATACACTTTTTGTACCAGATGAAAAAGTAACCAATGCATCAGAATTAGAACTAGAAAATACAGTTGTTCTGGATAAAGTATTTGGAGAACCAGAAGTTACTGTACCAATACCAACTTCCCATTCACTGCCACCTACTATTGCATAATAAGTATCATTAGTACTACCTATACCTGAAACAAAACTTTCAAATCCAGTTACAGCACCCGCTAAGTTAATAGTACCTGTACCTGTAGTGGTAGTTGTTTCTTGAACTCTATCATTGACAACAAAGGCCATAAATCAGGCTCCCTCTACGCGTTGCCGATTCTTAGAATAGCTGCTGATGTTGTATCTGCTGGGAATTGAATTGTAAATGTTCCTGATGTTGCTGTTTTATCTCCACCAAAAGTTAAAGCACACACTGCTTTATTTGAAGAAGATGTATTATAAATTAAACATCCATTTGCAGTTAAAGTAACTCCAGTAAAAGATAAATCATTAAAATCTATAAATGCTACACCACTTGAAACTACTGGTGATATATTTGTTAAAACTCCACCACCTGTTACATATTGACCTGTATTAGCAACTTCATTTGTTGAAGTATAAATAGTTGTTGAAGAATCTAAAGTAGCTGCAGAAGTATAAAGAGCAAGTTTAAAAACGTTTCCTGTAGCGGCTGTAAAATTATGTTGACCTTGTAAAAGTTCACCTTTGAATGAATTTGCGACTGCTTGTGTTATGGCCATATTTGTATCCTAATTATTATCCTTGTTTTTTAATCTGAGGAGCACCATCTTGATACTCATCTCGTCTTCTTCTTCCCATTTGTTCAATAGAGAATCCTTGTAATGCTGATTGATATTTTTGTTCATAGAACTGAATCATATCAGCAGGACCCTTTAAAAAACCATAAGCCTCAACAAGGCATGCATATAATAAACCAGAGGGAAATTGCTGACTTAAATATGTTGTAGTATTAGTAGCAGATAATCCTGTTGGCTTCAAGGTATAATTTAATTGCATAGTATATGTCAAGTCTGGAATAGGAGCTAAAACTATGTTTTGTTCATCCCAGTAACTAAAATATTTAGGTAATCCTTGTGTATTACTAGCATTATATTCATTAATAAAACCAGTATCTCTATATTCTACTACAGCATTACTACTATATACAGAAGATGGAATAATTTGAGCCTCTCTTATAATTAATGTTTGATCTGTTAAAAGAGGTACACTTACATAAGGCTGACCTGCAATAATTGTAGCAGTTGCATATTTTCTATTATTATCAGAATCTACATCTCTTTGAATTCTCCATTCAGCATCTAATATAAATCCATTAAGAACACCTGATGTAAATACATTTGAATCTACTTCTGTGTAATTTCTTATTTTATCTACTAATTCTGAATATGTCATATTAAGCCTGTAAAGTTACTGGTCCTGCAGAACATTGTGCTCCACCACCAGAAACATTTCCTTCTGTTGCCGTATCTGTACTTCTAAAATAAAAATAATTTAAAGTATCACTTACAATACCAGAAGAATCTATTTTTCCAACTGTAATTGTAAAACCATCTGTATTAGAAATATCTGTTACACCATCAAATGAAGGAACTAATTCAAAAGATGTCTCTCTTGTTGAGGTACCTACAGTAAATACTTCAGGAGGGCCTCTAAATCTAACTATATTACCAGTAGATCTTCCATGATCTTCTGAATAAACATTTATATAAGTGTTACTTGCATATTTAGTTGTTGAAAAAGGATTAGGAGTTAATTCTATAATTACTGGTGGCTCTTGTCTATCAGGATGAGCGTACTGTAATCCTTCAGGATCAGCTTGATGTGGTTTTGGTTCTAATTGAGGATGTTTCTTTTCATATTCAGAAATATGTACCCACGAACCATTCCATTCTTGAACCATTTCAGTATATGGAAATCTCTGACCAGAACGGTCTGAGATCATATAAGCATATTTTCCTCTAGATAAATTTCCCATTATGCGCTCGGATAGTAAGTTTTAGGTGTTAT